CTCAGTTTGCGCGCGGAGCAAAAAAATCAGATTTTCCAAAAAGCAGAGAGGACAGGGCAAAAAAGGGCAGAGATATGAAAAATCCAAAAAAAGGAGGCAAAACATGACAGAACGGCTTGAGCAGTTGCAAGAGATTTTCAGCGGCATTGACGATGACAAAAAGCAAGTGATTGCTCCGCTGCTTTGTGATGTTGTCTATATGGAGGAGCGGCTTGATGATCTCAAAAAGCTCCCGCACATCAGAGTTGACAAGAAAAATCCGCTGCGGCAGGAGGCAACTCCGGCTTTCAAGCAGTGGAAAGATTTACAGCAACAGTACATCAACGCGCTCAAGGTGCTGCTCACTGCCCTGTATAGGGTTGAGAGTGATGCGGCAGATGAGCTGATGAAAAAGCTGAGTGAGTTTCAATGACATATCTTGAGCAGTACAGAGATGCAATCAAAAGCGGGGAGATCATTGCGGGATATTGGCTGCGCACTGCGGTCAACAATCTTTGCGAGGATATGCATGATCCGCGCTTTGTGTATGACACAACTGAGGCTGAAAAGCGCATCAAGTTTATGCAGACATGCTGCCTGCAAAGCAAACAGCCATATTACATGCAGCCTGTCAAGTTGATGCTTTGGCAGCTTGCGTGGTGGGAGGCCGTTTATAGTTTCAAGATGGCTGACACAGGCTTGCGGCGTTTCACTGAGGGCTTGCTTGAGGTTGCAAGAAAGAACGGAAAAAGCACAATGTTTGCGGCAGATGGCAACACTGATTTATTTGTTGGTGATGGCGGCTCTGATATTTGCTGCGCCTCCAATGATGACAGGCAAGCAAAGCTCATTTGGGAGGAGATTGCGGGCATGCGCTCGCGCCTTGATCCCAAAAAGGCTTTGACAGGGCAGAACTTGACGCACATTAAAAACAGAGCGCGCAATATTACTGTGTTTCGTCTGTCCTCCAAAACGCAAAACAAAGATGGTTTCAACATCTCCAAAACATATCTTGATGAGAGCCATGACATGGATGATGATGAAATTGCTGAGGCTTGTTGGCGGGCTATGTCCGCAAAGGATGAGCCGCTTTTCCTCAACTGCACAACAAATGGCTTTGTGCGGGATGGATACCTTGATAAAAAGATTGAGTATGCAAAGCGCGTGATTGAGGGAGAGATTGACGATCCGCATTTTATTGCTTTTCTGTATGAGCAGGACAGTGAGCAGGAAGTGTGGCAGAATGAGGCAACATGGGAAAAAAGCAATCCCTCTATCCGCTATGGCGTAAAGAAAACGGCAAAGCTCCGGCGTGATATTGAGGTTGCAAAGATCGACAAAGGGTCACGCATCCATCTGCTCTGTAAAGATTTCAACATTCCGCAAAACAGCGCGGAGGCGTGGTTGCTGCCGGAGGATTATGATTATCCGCAAAAGGCATACAGCCTTGATGATTTCAAAGATTGTTATGCGCTTGCGGCTGTTGACTTGGCGGAAACAACTGACTTGACAAATTGCAAGCTGCTGATCATGCGGCCTGATGATGGCACAAAATATGTGTTTTCGCATTACTGGATACCTGAGAGTAAACTGCAAAGCTCTGATGATAAACAGGCGGGCGCGGCTTACAAAGAATGGGCAAAAGCGGGGCATCTGACAATTTGTGAGGGCAATGATAATGACTTGACGCAAGTTGCAGATTGGCTTGCTGCGCTCAAGAAAAAATATGGCATCCGCATTGTTATGTGCGGCTATGATCAGAGATTTGCAAAAGACTTTATCAATCGTTGTGAGGAGTACGGCATTGCAACTGAGGTGATACAGCAAAACGCTGCCACACTGAGCAATGCAATGAAACTTGTTGAGGCTGACTTGAAAGGGCGGCGCATCAATTATGGCTGCAATCCTGTTGACAAGTGGTGTTTTGGCAACGCCTCAATGCAAGTTGACAATTTGGGGCGTGTGCTTGCTGTAAAGATCAACAATCAGGCAAGCAAGCGTATTGATGGGGCTGTCACATGCATCATCTTGTATGAGGTGCTGCGGCGGTATAAATCAGAGTATCAAAAATATATTCGCTGAGGGGTGAAAGAGGTTGGGGCTGTTTGATATTTTCAAGCCTAAAGATCAAAGAGGGCTGATGGTTGCGCCTACAATGACAGGCTATGTGCCTATGTTTTCTGATTTCGGCAACAACATCTATGCATCAGATATTGTTGTTGAGAGTATCAGATGCAAGGCAAATGAGATGAAAAAACTTGATCCGCGCCACATCCGCACAAAGGATGGCAAGCAGGCTGTTGTTGCAGATAGCAGCATTGCTCATGTCCTCAAGAGGCCAAATGAGCTGATGACAACTGCTGACTTTTTGGAAAAGGCAACAATCCTGCTTGAGCTGAACAAAAACAGCTATATTTATCCTGAGTATTATTGGACAAAGGGCGGCACAAAGCACTTTACTGCCATTTATCCTCTCAAGCCTTGCAGCGTTACATACAAGATTGATGCGCGCAATGTGATGTATATTGAGATGCAGTTTGCGAGCGGGTACAAGACAACGCTGCCTGCATCTGATGTGATCCATTGGCGCAAAGATTATGGAGTAAATGATTATTTTGGCGGCTCTCTGAGCGGCGGCAATGATAATGGCGGCCTGCTTGATGTGCTGAATACATATGACAAGCTGTGTCAGGGCATTGCAAAGGCTCTTGAGTGCAGTTGTCAGCTCAACGGCATCATGCGTGTCAATACATATCTTGATGACGCTGCCGCGGAGGAAAAGCGCAAGGATTTTGTTGACAGGCTCAGAAACAATGAGAGCGGCATTTTGTTCTCTGATCTCAAGACAGAGTACACGCCTATGCCGCGAGACATAAAGCTTGTTGATCACGAAACACTCAATTTCTTCTATCAGACGATTGCGCGCGCCAATGGTGCAAGCGTTGCAATCCTCAATGGAGATTATACGGCAGCGCAAAAGCAGGCGTATTATGAGCGCGCCCTTGAGGGTGACATTATCTCTCTTGGACAGGCAATGACAAAGTGCATGATCAGTGCCGGAGAGTTTGCGCGCGGCAATGAGATTGTTTTGTATCCCTCTGATATTATCTTTATGAGCATGGATCAGAAATTGCAGTATATGGGCATTGCTGTGCCTGCGGGCGCAATGAGCGTTAATGAGATTAGAAAGATGGGCGGCTTTGCTCCTGCTGACGGCGGTGATGATATTAAGCCGCGCGCCTATAACAGCCTTGATGGGGCAAGCAATCAGAGTGAGGAGGATTGAGATGAGCAAGATTGACAACAAAGAGCGGCGTTTTGGGCTTGTTGAGGCTCGCGCTGCTGATGAAAAAGATGAGCTGATACTTGAGGGTTATGCTGTTGTTTTCAACAGCGAGACGGCAATTGGTGATCCTGAGAACAATTTCGGCTTTTATGAAAGCATTGACAGAGGCGCATTTGATGAGGCTGATTTGTCTGATGTTTGCGTGAAGTACAATCACAATGACAGCATGACAATCCTTGCCCGCACACGCAACAAGAGCCTTGAGCTTGATGTTGATGATAAGGGCTTGCGGGTGCGTATCAAGCTGCAAGGCAATGTGCAGGCGCACAGAGACGCATACAACATGGTGCAGAGCGGCTTGCTTGACAAGATGAGCTTTACTTTTTCCCTGCCCTATGATGCAGATTTTAATTGTTTGGGGCAGCGGGTTGAGATGGTAAACGGCATTAAACACAGGACAATCACAAAGATTGCTCGCTTGTATGATGTGAGTATTGTTGATGTTCCTGCGTATGATGATACATCCATTTTTGCGCGCAGCCTTGAGTTGGTGGATACTGACTTGAGTGCCGCTGTGGTGGATACTGCTGCGGCTGAGGCGGATGCTGAATTGCGCGAGATTATCAGGATGAAAAATGCAAACAGAATTAAACTGGAGGGCTAAAAATGAGAGATCAGATCAAGGCAATGCTTGACGCAAAAAATACTCAGCTTGAGGAGCTGCGGGCAAAGAATGAGGCCGCAAGCACAGTTGAGGAGCTGCGCAGCATTACTGCTCAGATTGATGCTATCACTGAGGATCGCAACAAGTTGCAGGCCATGTATGATGACTTTGATGCGCCTGCTGTTACTGAAAAGAGAAATGATATGGAGGTTGTAAAGACTATGGAAGTTATGACAAACACTGTTGTTGAGAATGTTGCTGAGGAGCGCGCCAACGCTTTTGCTGCCTCTCATCGCATGACTATTGAAAACGCTGAGGCTCGCGCTGCTCTGCTTGTCAGCGGCGGCACTATTGCACAGCCTGTCGGCGTGTCCGGCATTAACGGCCTGCCCGCTCAGGTCAGCTCCATTGTTGATATGGTCAAGCATGTTGACGCATCCAACATGGGCGGCGGCTACAAGATTGCCTATGAGATCACTACTGCTGACGCTGCCGCTCACACTGAGGGCGGTGAGATTGCTGAGAGCGAGCCTACTTTTGGCATGCTGTCTGTCACTGCTGCTGACAAGGCTCTCATCTCTTACATCTCCAACAAGGTGCGCCGTCAGAGTCCTCTGACATATGAGCAGAAAGTGCGCGAGAGTGCCATGATTGCTCTGCGCAAGGAGGCAAGCAAGATGATTGTTGCTGCCCTGTCTGCCTCTACTATCACCGAGGCTGTTGAGATCAAGGCCATTGATGCTCACACTCTGCGCAAGATTGCCCTGACACACGGCGGTGATGAGGCTGTTGTTGGCTCTGCTGTTCTGCTGCTCAACAAGGCTGATCTGATTGCCTTTGGTGATGTTCGCGGCACTAATGAGAAAAAGGCCGTTTATGAGATCACTCCTGATGCAAGCAATCCCAACACTGGTATCATCAAGGATGGCGGCCTGTCTGTGCGCTATGTGATCAACAACAACTGCCCTGCTTTTGCTGCTGCTGAGGCATCTGGCAAGTGCATGTTCTATGGCAATCCTCAGACAATTGAGCTTGCTATGTTCGGCAACTATGAGGTTGCTACTTCTGAGGATTACAAGTTTGGTCAGGACATGCTCACTGTCCGTGGTACTGCCTCTATGGGCGCAGCTATGGGCGTGTACAAGGGCTTTGTTGCTGTTGTCAAGGGTGCTTGATTTTGCGCCTTTGATGTGACAAAAAGAAACTAATTTGCAAGGGAGCGGCACAAAATGACGGATGCAGAGATTTTGGCAAAGGTCAAAGATGGTTTGGGCATTGTTGGAGAGTATCAGGATGCAACATTGAGCATTTACATTGCTGATGTAAAAGCGTTTATGATCTCCGCAGGAGTGCCGCAGGCGGTGGCTGACAGCTCTGCATCTGTCGGCTGCATCCTGCGCGGCGTTGCTGATCTTTGGAACTATGGCAGCGGCTCTGTTGGCTTTTCTGAGTATTTCAAGATGCGTGTGACGCAGCTTGCAATGACAAAGATTGCTGAGGAGGCTGATGCTTAATGTTTAGGCCAACGGCGGCGGCTCAGATGACAACGCCTTGCATGCTGCAAGTGCCAACAACAAGCAATGTGCTTGGCGTTGTCAAAAAGAGCTTTTCTGATGGTGAGCAATTCAATTGCAATTGGAAAACATACGGCGGCACAGAGGTTGTCAATAATGATGTGTTGACGATTGAGGACACGGCAACAATTGTCTGTTGGTACAATCCGCACATCAAAGCAGATTGCCGCATCAAGCGGCTGACAGATGGCGCATTGTATGAGGTGATCAGCGAGCCTGAGAACATTGAGCAGCGCAACATGATCCTGCAATTTAAGGTGCGGCGCGTCAAGGGCGGTGCTTGAGATGGCAAGGGTCAAACTGCAAGTGAAAGGGCTTGAGGAGATGCTTGACGCTGTGCGGCGGGCAGGCGGTGACATTGACAAGGCAGCGCGGCAGTGCATGGAGCAATCTGTGCGAGTGCTTGAGAGCAACTTGATCAAAGAGGCGCAGGCAAGCGGCGCAAGTACATCTGAGGTTTTCCATCAGGTTACAGCGTCCGGCAATAGAATATCCGGCGAGACAGGATGGCATTTGGGCAGCTATGACAGCAACAATCCATCTGAGGGCTATGAGGCAATGTTTGTGGAGTTTGGCACAGGCAAACACTCCGCGCGCGGAAAAGGCAAGGACAGACAGACGGCGGCGGGTTATAACAGGGGCAGCACAGAGCCGCGCCCTTTTATTGACAAGGCGCGCAAAAAATCTGCAAAGCAAATCCGCGCAATACAGCAGGAAACGCTGCAAAGCATTGTAAAGGAGCTTGAACGATGAAAGAAAAGTTGATTGATGCGCTCACTGCGCTTGGCTATCCTGTTTATTTGCAGGGTACAGCTCCGCAGAATTATCCTGATCATTTCATTACATTTTGGACGATTGACACGCCTGCGGCGGCAGAGTTTGACAATGCTTTGATGCTGACGGAATGGCAATTCTATGTTTATTTTTACAGCACTGATCCTGAGCTTTTGCAGAGTGGTGCGGCGGCTATCCGCGCAGCTCTCAAGGCGGCGGGGTTTACTCCGCAAGGCAAGGGGCGTGATCTGCTCAGTGATGAGCCAACGCACACAGGATGGGTGCAGCAATTTTCTATTTATGAGGAGGAAAGGACATGAGTTTTACACTCAAGCGCGGCCTTGATGAGATTTATGTTGCAGAGGTTTTGGCTGATACTGCTGAGGCTTTTACAACTGGCGAGCCTTTCAAGCTGATCCCTGCGGGCGAGATGACAACAACTGTTGACAAGGATGCTGCAAACTATTGGTTTGACAACAGCGTTTTTGCCATTGTCGGCAGAGAGGGCAGCAGTGAGCTTGGCATTACTGGCGCAGGCATGCGCCCTGTTGATGTGGCAAAGATCACAGGCAAGGCTGTTGATGACGCAACAGGCGCGGTCATTGATGAGGGCGTTTATGTTGAAAAGTATTGGGCTTTGGGCGCAAGAAAGAAGAACATCGACGGCACACATGAGCATTTTTGGTTTATGAAAGGCTCTTTTGCAATCCCTGATGAGAGCGCAAAGACAGAGGGTGAGGATACTGACGCAACAGGCACTGAGCTGACTTACACTGCCATTCAGACAACTCACAAGTTTGAAAAGACAGGCAAGGTGTGCAAGCGCGTTGTCATTGATGAGGAAACAACAAAGATCATTGATGATGCTGATTGGTTTGCTCAGGTTGTCACTCCTGATGTGCTTGCAACTGTTTGCACAAAGGCTGAAACTGTTTAATTGCTGAATAGCGGAGGGGTAGGCGTGTACAGCCGAAAGCATGACAGCCTTGCATGTTTCCCTCCGCTTTTCAATCACAAGGCAATACGAAAGGCGGTATTGAAATGGATTTTGAGCTGAACATTTATGGCGTTGATGATGAGATTATCAAAACATATCGCACTGCGCATGTGAGATGGGGCATCTTTGCTGAGGCAATCAAACTCAAGGAGGAGATTGCAAGCAAAAATGCAGCAGAGCAGCTTGAGGCTGTGAGTAAGTTTATGCAAAACATTTTTCTCGGCCTTACTGATGAACACATGCAGCTTGCAGATGCGTTTGATGTTTTCAACACTTTCAACATGATTGTGAACAAGGCAAACAGCATCAATGGTGGCAGAAAAAACGGATAAGGGGAGCTGCCCAAAGCTCCCCAAAAAGCCTGTATTACTCAGTGATTGAGCTGACTTTTTCTGTTGCCAACGCCACAAATTGTGATGTGTTCCGCGTGTTTGAGCAGGACATGAGCGTTGTGATTGATGTGATCAATTATCTTGTTGAGCGGGCTGAGGGAGAGCAAGAGCCAATGCCGGAGCAGCGCACAGCGCATGACGGAGCAAAAACAAGAGTGCGGGATACATTTTGGGACTATGTTTAAGGCGGTGAGGGCATGGCAGTTGAAAATTTAGGCGCGAGCTTTTCAATTGATATTACAAATCTCAAGGCGGGGCTTGCGCAGGCAAACAGACTTATCCGCGAGAGTGAAAGCGAGTTTAAAGCTGCGGCGGCGGGCATGGACGATTGGAGCAGCTCACAGGAGGGACTTGAGGCAAAAATCAAAAGCCTCAGCAGCATCACTGAGTTGCAGCGCAAAAAGGTTGGTGCGCTCACTTTGGAATATGAGCGCATGATTTCTGAGGGGCTTGATCCTGCAAGCAAAGAGGCTGTTGATCTGCGCACAAAGATCAACAACGAAACTGCCGCACTCAATAAAAGTGAGAGCGCGCTTGCAAGTGCAAAGCAGGCTCTTGATGATTTCGGCAAAACTTCTGACAAGGCGGGCAAGGATGTTGATAAGGTTGGAGATGCAGCAAAGGACGCAGGCGGCGGGCTTGAGGGCTTGAAAGGCGCGGCGGGTGTTGCTGCGGGCGCGGTTGCCGCTGTTGGTGCGGCCTGCGCTGCTGCTGTTGGCTCTTTCTTTGGGCTTGCTGAAAGCACAAGAGAGAGCAGGACGGCAATGGGCAAACTGGAGACGGCTTTTGCTGAGGTTGGCATGTCTGCGCAGGCGGCGGAAAACACTTTCACTGAGCTGTATGGTGTGCTTGGTGATGAGGGCAGAGCAACAGAGGCTGCACAGCAGCTTGCACAGTATGCAAACACTGAGGAGGAGCTTGCGGAGCAAACGCGCCTGCTCACAGGAGTGTTTGCAACATATGGTGACAGCATCCCAACAGAGGGGCTTGCTGAGGGCGTGGCCGCCACAATTGCAATGGGTGAGACGCAGGGCGTGCTTGCTGATGCATTGGAGTGGCAGGGCGTAAATCTTGACAGTTTCAATGAGAGCCTTGCTGCCTGCGCTGATGAGCAGGAGCGTGAGGCGTTAATTACGGAAACACTCAATGGCCTTTATGGTGAGGCTGCTGACAAATACAGAGAAGTTAATGCAGATGTGATTGCTGCGCAGGAGGCACAGGCGGGGCTTACGCAGGCAATGAATGATCTTGGCGCAATTGCAGAGCCTGTTATGACAACGCTGAAAACACTGGCGGCGGATTTGCTCACAACAATCTCGCCTTTTGTTGGCCTGATGGGTGAGGGGCTGCAAGGCGCACTCAATGGCACAGCGTATGCAACAGAAAAGATTGCATCCGGCTTGAGCGGGCTGCTTACTGTGTTGGTTGAAAAACTTGTTGCCATGCTGCCAACAGTGATCTCAACGCTTGTTTCTGTCCTCTCAACTATTGTGCCGCTGCTTGTTTCAACACTGTCCACACAACTGCCTCTCATCATCTCGGCAATTATGGGCTTTTTGCCTCAGTTGTTGACAGTTTTGGCAGAGCAACTGCCTGTGATTTTGCAGGCTGTCATTTCCGGATTTTCTCAGATCGTTTCCATGCTCGGCCTGATGCTGCCCACACTGATCCCAATTGTTATTGCTGCGGTGATCAGTTTGGCAGAAACGCTGATTGACAACATTGATTTGCTCATTGATGCGGGCATTGATTTGGTGATTGGCTTGGCAGATGGCCTGCTTTCTGCTCTGCCTTTTTTGATTGAGAAAGCTCCTGTTTTGATTGAAAAACTTTACTCCGCAATTGCGCGCAATCTGCCCAAATTGTTGCAGATGGGCGTTGAGTTGGTTTTGAAATTGGGAGCGGGCTTGATCAAGGCAGTGCCGCAGCTTGTTTCTAAAATTCCTCAGATAGTGTCTGCAATTTTGGGCGGATTGAGTGAGGCTGCATCCGGCGTGTTTGATGTTGGCAAGGATATTGTGCGCGGCCTGTGGGACGGCATCAAGGACATGGGCGGTTGGATTGCTGACAAGCTTGAGGGCTTTGGCGAGAGTGTGCTTGGTAGCATTAAGAGCTTTTTCGGCATCAAATCCCCCTCGCGTGTCATGGCTGATGTTGTTGGCAAAAATCTTGCGCTCGGTATTGGCGCGGGCTTTGAGGATGAGATTGACGGCGTAAATAAAAAGATCACAGGCAGCGTTGATGTGATCGCAGGCGGCGGCATTTCTCCCCACATCAACAGCACAAGTGCCGGAGCTGCGGGCAAGAGCATCAGCATCAATCAGGTAAATCATTATGCGCAGGCGCACAGCAGATTTGAGCTGTGGCAGAGCCGCAAGGATATTGCTGCGGCAGTGCGCTTGGCAAGCGTTACATAAGGAGGGCTGAGGCTTGAAATTAGATTTAATATCCAATAACGGCACTTTGCCCTTGTGGGAAAATGAGTATTTCTATGTGATCAATGTTGACGGCATGACGGCGGCGGCGGTCAACATTGCAAGCAATACTGTGTACAGCATGGATGGTGACACAATCACAAACACGCAAACACAGCCTCGGCAGATTGTCATTGATCTGCTCATCAAGCAGGATGTGAGTGTTGAGGCTGCGCGGGCGTATGTCACACAGTATGTCAAGCCGAAACAGGCGGCAACGCTTGCGCTCACTTATGATCTCAGCGGCGCAGAGCAAAGCAAGGTGATCAGCGGCAAAGTTGCGGGCATTGTTCTGCCGCGCTTTACTGAGCAGGCTGTCATGCAGATCACGCTGTATTGCTCGCAGCCTTATTGGGAAGATGCATCGTTTATTGTCAAGTACATCTCTGACATTATTGATGCGCACAAGTTTGAGATCACATGGAGTGAGCCGCTGCCAATGGGCATCTTTGACATGACGCGCACAAGAGAGATTGTCAATGAGGGTGATGCTGCTGTTGGCATGATTGTGACGATTACGGCACAGGGCGCAGTGCGCAATCCTGCCTTGTACAACAATCTTACAGGGCAGTATATCGGCATCACTGACACGCTTGCGGCGGGTGATGAGGTTGTGATCAACACAATCAGAGGACAGAAAAGCATTACAAAAAATGGCGTGAATGTTTTGAGCAAACTGCGGGCGGGCAGCACATGGCTGCAACTTGATGTTGGCAGCAATGTCCTGCTGATTGACGCTGACAGCGGCGCATCTGAGATGTATTTTGCTCTGACATTCAAGCAGGCATATGTGTGAGGTGCTGCGGCATGATTGATTATGTTGAGATCAGAAACACGGCACTTGAGCTGATTGGCCTGATCGACACGGCAAAAAGCATCATTTGGGAAACGCAGTATTATGGAGCAGGGGCATTTGAGGTTTATACGGCGGCAACGCCTGATGCAATTGCCCTGCTCCAATGCGGGAACTTTGTGACAAGAGTTGAAAATGAGGGCGTTGGCATCATTGAGGCTGTTGAGGTTGTTTTCAGTGCGGCGGATGGGCGCATGCTGACGGCATCCGGCAGGCTTGCAAAATCCATCCTTGATCGGCGGCTCATCACATATGTCAATGGCAATGTCAACGCGCCAACAATTTTCTCAGGCAATGTTGAGGCGCGGGCGCGCGGGCTTGTGCAGGACAATGCAATTGCCTGTTACAGAGACAAGGCGCGCACAATCCCCTATGCTGCCCGCAACATCAGCCTTTTGCAGCTTGGCGCACTTGCGGGCTTGCCTGCTGAGACGGAAAGCATGCAGGCAACGCATGAAAATCTGCTCACATACACAGATGAGCTTTTGCAGCAGTATGGATATGGAGCAAAGATGATCAGGAGCGGCGGCAAGCTCGCGTACACTGTCTATTGTGGCAAGGATCGCAGCATCGGCAATGCAGAGGGCAATGAGCCTGTCATTTTCTCAACTGATTTTGATAATCTCATCGGCAGCAATTACAGATATGATGAGACAGGGCGCAAAACATATGCGCTTATCGGCGGAGATGGTGAGGGGCTTGAGCAATTCCATGCAGAGTGCAACGCTGCTTTGAGCGGCCTTGAGCGGCGCGAGGTGTTTGTTGACGCATCTGCCGCAAAAGAGATGCAGGAGCAGACATTTGCAGGGGACGGCGCAACATCTGCCTTTGTTCTGTCTCATCCTGCAACTGTGATCCTGAGCGCAAAAATAAAAATGGTGTCCTCTGCGCTTGCGGGTGCTGATGCTGAGTTTGATGCGCGCTATACATTTGACGCAAGTGCAAACAAGATCACACTTGCAGTTGCTCTGCCCACAACGGCCTCTCTCATTGTGACTTATTTTGACGCAACGGCATACAATGCGCAGCTTGTCTCTGAGGGCGGCAAGGAGCTTGCGCAGCGGGTTGCCGCAGAGAGCTTTGCAGGCAGCATTGATCTTGCAAATAGTCCTTTTGTTTATGGCGTTGATTTTGAGATTGGTGACATTGTAACTGTGCAAGATAATGGCATTAACAAATACATCAATGCGCGGATCATCTCTGTGCCGGAGGTGCAGGATGATGATGGATACCAAATAAATATTGATTTTGAGGCGGTGAGTTGATATGAGTGAGTGGGATGTTGTAAGTGTGCTTGTGGTGGTGATTGGCCTGTTTTTCACAGTTGGAAGGCCTATAATCAGCTTAAACACAAATATTGCTACTCTCAACGCATCTCTCAAAGCAGAGAAAGAGCGGCTTGCTGAGTTTGAGAAAAACAGTGAGAGGGAGCATGGTGAGCTTTGGGCGCACAATGATGAGCAAGACAAGGTGCTTGAGGAGCATAAAATGCGCCTGCATGATCTTGACGGCAAGTGAGGAGTGAGAAAGTATGGCACAGAATAGCGGTTTTTTTAATGCGTTTCTGACAGGCGGCGTGTATGATCGCACATATGATGCAAATGATTATTGTGACAATCTTGCATCTATCATCAAAAACGGCGTTGTCAACAGCGTCAACAATGATCTGAAAGTGTCTGCATATAGCGGCATGACAATCTCTGTTGGCATCGGCAGAGGATGGATCAATGGACATTGGTTTTACAATGATACGGCATATACAGGGCTGACAATTGAAACTGCGCCATCCGGCAGCAACTCCCGCATTGATAGAGTTGTACTGCGGCTTGACACAAGCACTGCTGTGCGCTCTGTCTATCTTGCTATTGTAAAGGGTACGGCGGCGGCCTCCCCTGTTGCTCCTGCCCTGACACGCAGCGGCAATGTGTATGAGCTTGCCCTTGCTGATATTCGCGTTGCGGCGGGTGTTGTCAACATCTATGACAGCAACATTACTGACAGGCGCGCTGATGGTACTGTGTGCGGGTGGGCATCCTCTGTCACTCCCGCAATCATGTCTATGATACAGCGTTATACTGACAGAGTAACGCTTGCCGCAAATGCAAGCTCTGTGCAGTTTAATATTGCGCAGTATGATGCAACTGAGGGCGGCACAACGCTTGATGTGTATGTAAATGGCATTTATGAGCCTCCTGCTGATTACACAATCAGCGGCAGCACAATCACGCTCAAGCGCGGCACATGGATTGCAGGCACTGTTGTTGATGTGATCCTCACAAAGAGCATTGATGGAACTGGCCTTGCCTCTGCTGCTGTTAAGTTGGCAGAGCTTGAGCAGCTTGTGTCTGATCTTGACAGCTTTGGAGATTATCATTATCACTGCAACGGCGTTGATGATAATGTCAAGCTGTCTGAGATTGCACAGGCTTGGCTTGACGGCGGTGACGATTACAGCAGCAAAGTTGTGCATGTGTACGGCAAATGTGGCGCAACTGCTCCTTTTGCCGGAGATGGTACAAGCACAAATCATTTTGTGTGGTTTAAGCTTGGCAGCGGCGGCGCAAAGACACGGCGCATTTTCTTTGATTTTAGCGGCTGCGAGCAGATCAACATTGTTCCGGCAAGCGGCACATATAACACGCTTTTCTTTGGCCTTGAGGTCAACATCAAGGGCGCAAATGTTGTGTGCAATGCCGCTGCTGCAAATGTCAATGTTTTCAGCTCGGCGGCGGCAACGATTGTCAACGCTGAGAGCTGCCGCATTTGGATCAACGCGCTCACAGGCTTTGTTGCGCGCGGCGGCAATTTCAAGGCTTGCCGTGTTTCTCTCTCCTGCGCGGGCGGTGATGCGTTTGTGTTTAATGTGATGAGCGGCAGCCTGTTGCGTGTGTTTGGCGGTGAGTATTACGCTTATGCGCCCACAGGCAATCAATCTGCTGTTGTGTATGTCAACTCCGCGCAGACAAGCGCAATTGCAATGACATACGGCATGAATTGTCCCACAACTGCCCGCACAGGCTTTGTACAGACAAATGCAATCAATGTCCTCACAAACAGCGCGCTTTGCTCTTTCACTGATACTGTCACAACACTTGCGATTGCGGCGGCGGGTCAGAATATCAGAGGCACAATCGCAATGAGCAGAGCGGGCATGCTGTAAGGATAGAGATTGACAACACACACAATGAGCATACAATAAAAGTGCGGGGTTTGTGGTTTGGCGGTTTCTCCTGTACTGTTTCCAATGTGATCTCCTTTTTCGTGCAAAAAGAGGCTGAGGGCTTTTGCCTTTGGCCTCTTTTTGTTTATACAGAAATTACCATAGAAAATGCGAAAGTTTGTTCGTATAATAAAGGCGTGAGCAAAGGGGAAATATTCTGTAAAGGGTGTTGCTCCTATGATAGAAAGACATATAAAGCTCATAAATGCGATTGCTGCCATTGTTGGCAGCAGTGGGGGCATGCATCTGCTCAAAGCTGATCTTGCGCAGGCGGCGGCTCTCCTGAGCGCGGCTGAGGACAAGATCAAAGCATTAAATACAGGATGATATTTTTGCGGGGGAGCAATCCCCTGCTTTTTTTGTGCGTTTTGTACTGCCAAAGTACGCACGATTTGTCATTACTCACAATTGATATTTGCATATATTGTAAGTACAATGTAAGTACAACAAGGGGGATCGTACAGCCTAAAGGCGGAAAGGAAACAACATGACATTTGAGGAGAGAGCTGAGATCAACGCTCGCATTGATAAAATGATTGGATCAAGAGAGCAGCAGCGTCTTAGAGTTGCAAGCATGAGCCTTGAGGATAAAATCAACAGCAATCAGCGTTACAACAAAATGAGAGATCAGCTTTTCAAGATCGCAGAAAAGAAAGGCGTTGAGGCTTTGAGCAGTGTTGTGATTGAGTGTGGCAGAACAAAAGAGGGTGTTACAGCAAGCGGAAAATATTTTGTGTGGGCGGGCAACAACGGATTTGCTGAGAGATCGAGATACTGCGGCAGCCTTTATATTGAGGGGATGGGAACAGTGTTTACAAGCGGCACAATTGCAAAGGCTGTTGAGTATATCATCAATAACTGAAAACAGACAAGCGCGGGAGCTGCAAAGCTCCCGCACATAGAAAAGGAGAACAACATGAAAACTTATCACAAAGACTTTCTTGCAAGCGCAAGCATCACTGACAAGGCTGACGGCACTGCCCGCCTGATCATCAGAGATATCAACGGACGCAAGCAGCATGACAAGGTGCATGCAAGCCGCAAGGCCGCGCTTGCTGCGTGGCGCAGATATTGCAACTGAGCAAAGGAGGGTGCATGATGGCAAAGTACAGTGTTGATTATGTCAGCGGCGCAACTGGCTACGGTTGGACGCAGGATTTTGAGAGCATCGCGGAGGTTGAGCGTTTTGTCAATCAAATGCGCCGCAAGGTGTCCGCAGGCGTGAGGGTTTGGGATCGCGGGCTTGGCGATTTTATCTTTTGGAAAAATCCGTGGGTGTGGGATGCTGACATTGACATGCTGCGCAGCGGGCGGCGGGATTTTCGCACAAGAACACGCACAGCAAAGGAGGCCAACACATGAGCAAAACGGAGAGGCTGCAAATCAGGATCGCGCCGGAGCTGAAAGAGCGGTTGCAGGAGCTTGCTGCGGCGGAAAATCGCACAGTGAGCAATTACATTGAAAATCTGATCAAGCGTGAGCTTGAGGCCAAAAAAGGAGCAGGGGATTGATCCCCTGCTCTTTCTTTTATTTGATCATCCGGCAGTATATCTTGAGTGCCTGCAATGGTGTGATTTTGTCCTTGTTTTCCTTGTTGTATTGCTCAATTGCCTTGAGCATATTGTTTAATAGCTTGTCACTTGCTGTCATATCAATTCCCCCCTCTGCCTGATATTGCGGGGCTGATCTTATCCCTGTGCGCTTTTAGGGATAGTTTATATTGTGGTTGCCCTTGTGATCCTCTATCCCTAATGACGGCATATGGCGTGACACGCAAGAAAAGCTCAACATGCGTGTCACTCACAACGATCTTGTCAATCAGTTTGTCAAAGATGCTTTTTATGATATGCGGATCAGTGTTGTCAATATCGTTGAATATCTCTTGTAAATAGTTTATCACAATCGGCACTGTGATTGCGTTTCTCTCAACGGCCTCAAGCTGCACAAGCTGCAAATCAATATCCGCAATCTCTGTGTTAAAATCTGCCGTTAATTCTCTAAAAACATCATCCGGCATCAGATCAAGTGCATTTTTCTTGGCAAGTTTTTTGACGGCCTCTGCAAGCTCTTTCCTGCGGCGGTGCAGTTTCTTGATCTCATTTGCAACATCATCAGGCGCGGCGGAAACAATGCCAACAATATGCTCCGCAATCTGCTGCATTGCCTCCTCATTGAGAATGTGCTTTTTTATCTCCTGCACACAGTATGCCTCAAGCTCATCCTTTCTGATGTTGCGCGCATCACATGTCTTGTTGCCTTTTTTGTTTGCGCAGGAATAGTATGAATATGGGTATCCTTTTGACATTCCTTTTGTTTGTCCATGCATATGCGCTCCGCACTTTGCGCAAAAGATTTTTCCTGTCAGCGGGTACAGGCGTTTTGTGCGCTTACTCTCGCGCGGATCAGGCTTGTTTTCCGCATGGCGCGCTTGCACTTTTAGCCATGTTTCCTCATCAATGATTGCGGGGACAGCGTTTTTCATGTGTATTGGCGGGTATCCGTCAACATCGAAAATGCGAGTGCCAATATAAAACTCCGCCTTTAGCATGCGCGCAAGGGTTTGTACGCTGATTGCTGCGCCTGATCTCCTGCCCAACACGCCTCTTTGTTTCATCTCATTTTGTATATAATCAATTGAAAAGCCGTCAGCGTACAAGCGGAACATCTCCCGCACATTTACAGCCTCATTCTCATCAATCTCATATTTCTTGCGCTCTTTTCCTCTGCTGTATTCTCCTGTTCCGTACAGTTTATATCCATAATTGAGAGTGCCGCCCAAATAGTATCCCTCTTGCGCTGCGTAGTACATGCCTGCCTTTACATGTCCGGCAATAATATCACTTTGCAGCTCATGCATGGCAAAGAGGTTTGTTGCGGAAAATTTTCCGTGTGGGCTGTCCATGTCAACAGGCTCAACAACGCTCTCAATGACAACTCCGCATTTCTCTTTTAACTCCGCATTATAGTTGAGCGCATCTCTTGTATTACGGAACGCGCGCGAGAATGTAAAAACAACGATCCTGTCAAAGTTTCCTTTGTGGGCATCATTGATCATCTCATCAAAAGCATCACGGCCTGCAACTTTCTTGCCTGATTTGGCTGTGTCAATATACTGCTTTATAAACTTGTATCCTTTGCGCTCAAGGTAGCGCATGCACTCATCATGCTGTGCCTCAACTGTAAATGATCCGTCCTGCCTGTGTGATGAGTAACGGATATATATAACTGCTCTGATATATGATTGCTTTTTCTCTTGTTTTGTTTTTCTCATTTTCCTCTGATCCCCTTTTTATGTGCTTATTCACTTAATTGCAAATACAATTTCATAAGCTCTTTATATAACTGCTCTTTTTCGTCTTTGCTGATCACATCAGATGCAAAAACATCTTTTGCCCTTGCCAAAATCTCAAACACTTCCTCAGTTGTTGCAACGCCAAAATAATCAAGGCTAACGCCGTAAAACTCCGCAATCTTTTGCAGATCAGGCAAGCGCGGATTGCGGCGGCCTGTTTCATATCCGGCAATAGTTGCGCGGGTTGTTCCAATGCCATCAGCCAATTGCTCTTGCGTGATCCCTTTTGTTTTTCTCAGCGTTTTCAATTTATAGGCAATGGAGTTTTTCACAAATATTTCACATCCTTTTCATTAAAATCACATTTGGACGATGTATCATGTTGCTTGCAAGCCGCTTGTTGCGGCTCGGTAAAAACATAGTATCATTTATGTGTGACACAATGCAACAAAAAGATTTGAGAATAGCACACAAAAGAGGGAGGGCATTTTTGTGCAATACGCAGAATGTGACAAAAAGAAACAAAAAAGATTGACTATGCAACTCGCTTTTGTATAATGGGAATTAGGGCGTAGGCCAAAAGCACTATGCTGCAAGCGCAAACAGGCGCGATTATTTTTTGCGCTGCGTGTGACAGAAAGAAACAATATATAAATAGCGAGAAACGCAAAAGGAGGACGATACACACAATGAAACGCACAAACTTGAAAATTTTTCGTATTCGACATGATTTGACACAATCTGAGATGGCGGAGCGCATAGGATATGAGCGCGCGGGTTACAGTTTGGTTGAGATGGGGGCGCGCAATCCCTCCATTGATTTCTTTACAAATCTGCAAAATGCGTTTGATATCCCTGATGCTGACATGTGGGAGCTGACAAAGGTTGATGAAAAGAAAAGTTGAGCGGGAATATGTGACAAGGCTGATTGATGCGGATGCTCCGCCTGATCTGCGCCTCTTTTGCCAATTGGTTGCAAAGGACATTATTGCAAAACAAAAGCTTAAAAAGGAGATTGATACAAATGGAAAAGTACACACAACTCATCAAGTACATTGCAAAGGTGATTGCTGATCTCGACAGAGACAATTATTTGCTTTCGTATGAGCTTGAGCAGACAAGAGAAAAGCTGATGCGCGCAGAGCGCAAGATTGATGCTGTTGATGAGTATGTAGATAGAATGGTGTGCAGCGGAGCTGCAAAGGAGGAAAAAGATGCTTAATCATATTGTATTGCATGGGCGTTTTGTCCGTGATCCTGAGTTGCGTTACACGCAGGGCGGCACTCCTGTTTGCTCTTTCTCTCTTGCAGTTGAGAAAGATTATGCGGCGGCGGATGGCAAGCGCGGCGCAGATTTTATTGATTGCACTGCTTGGCGCGGCACTGCTGAATTTATCAGCAAGTATTTTGCAAAGGGCAGCGCGGCAATCATTGAGGGCAGGCTTGAGCAGCATGATTGGACAGACAAAGACGGCAACAAGCGCAAAAGCCTGATTGTCACTGTCGGTGGCGTACATTTTGCAGAGAGCAAAAAGAGCGCAGATGCAAAGCAGGCCGCATCCGCTGTTGTTGATGTTGATTTTGGCGGCGGCTTTTCTGAGATCACTGGTGATGGGAAATTGCCATTTTGAGAGGAGAGAAGAAAATGAGCGGATATGATTTGCAGCATTTTTGGGAGAGCATCCCTGTTGGCAAGAGCAACGCTGTCACATATGAGGAGCTTGTTGGGCTTTGGGGTATGTCTGAGCGTCAAGTGCGCAAGCTGCTTGCTGAGTTGAGCGGCTTTGACAATGGTGACAATTATATTTTGATCCGCAGTAGCAGACATGAGGGATTTTACAGGACGGATGATCCTGCTGACATTTCGGCATATAAGAGAGAGTGCCGGAGCAGAGCAATGCGCACTCTTGCGCCTATTAAGAAGATCAACAGAGTGTTGCAGAGTACGGCGGCGGAAAACATCAATCTCAGCTTTTTCAACAATCTGAAAGCTATGCGGCAAGCGCGCGGCATTACGCAGACAGGATTGTGCGCGCGCATGCGGGAATATGATTGGACATTTGATGTGTCCATCTTGAGCAGGCTTGAGAATGGCTATGTATTGCCAACGCCTGTGCAGCTCCATGCCCTTTCAATCATCCTGCAATGTGAGCCGTGGGAGCTTGTTTCCATGCAGGCTGACGGATTGGAAATTTACGCAACACAGAGCGGCATGCAAGTGATCTGATTGCCCGCAAATGCGCATCTGTTACATTTGGCATTTAGAGTGTGTTTATTTGCGTTTTCTCCATCAGGAATATAAACACACAGGCAGGGCAAGAAAAATCAAACACAGGAGCTTGCAAGTTGCTTTATTTATGCCTCAAATGTGACAGAGCGCGCCAACAACGAAAAAAGGAGGCACATTAAGTGGCTGAAAGAAGAATGTTCGCAAAGACGATCATTGACAGTGACGCTTTTCTTGACATGCCGCTTTCAACACAATCCCTGTATTTTCATCTTTCCATGAGGGCTGATGATGATGGTTTTATAAACAATCCTAAAAAAATACAAAGGATGGTTGGAGGTAGCGAGGATGATTTGAAATTGCTTGTTGCAAAAAGTTTCATCATCCCTTTTGAGAGTGGTGTTGTTGTCATCAAGCATTGGAAAATACACAACTACATCAGAAATGACAGATACAAGCCCACAGTGTATCAGGAGGAAAAGCGGCAGCTTTACCAAAAAACCAACAACGCATACACGCTTGATGCGCCTGATCCTGAGCCTTTGCCTGCTCCTGCTGAGTGCGGTATGTCAGATGGTATACCAAAGGTTGACGAGCGGGAGACGCAGGATAGGTTAGGTAAGGATAGGTTAGGTAAGGATAGGTTAAATATATACGCTCCTGTTGTTGATTATCTCAACGCCAAAGCAGGCACAGCATACAAATCAACAAGCAGAAAGACACAAGAGTTGATCAGAGCAAGACAAAATGAGGGCTTTGAGCTTGATGATTTCAAGGCCGTGATTGATCACATGTGTGCGGAGTGGCTGCATGATAAGAAAATGCGGCAGTATTTGCGGCCTGAGACGCTTTTCGGCACAAAGTTTGAGGGCTACTTGAATAACAGAGGGCGCGGCGGTTATCTCCGGCAGCACAACGCGCCTGATGATCTTGATGGGATTTTATGAGGAGGTTTTGAAATGTTCAAAAGAAGTTGTGAGGACAGCAGCGTTGTTTATCTGTGCCTGTTTGGGCGGCGGTACATTTTCCATGAGGGCAAATATGTTGGATGGTACAAGCCCTGAGAGGAGGTTGAGCGGCAATGACGGAGATTGTTTTGAGGTATGATGACAAAAAAGCAATAGCAATCTTGAGAGCGGTGCGGCAGATTGATGATGGCGCAGAGCTTGTGCCTGTGGTGCACGGGCGGTGGATTAACTTCTCTGAAAAACACGCGCTTGCGGAAGAGTGTTCTGTTTGCGGTGGCGGTGTTATGTGGAACATCGACGGCGGGTTGCACCGCTACAACTACTGCCCCAACTGCGGAGCGAAGATGGATTTATGAGATATATTGCGGGCTGCTCAGGCGGCAAGGATAGCATGTGTCAACTCATTATTGCGAAAGAAAACAACGAGCCGCTTGATGAGGTTGTGTTCTCTGAGGTCATGTTTTCAGAAACGATCAGCGGAGAAGTGCCGGAGCATATTGATTTTGTTTATCAGGTTGTAAAGCCATTTGTTGAGAATGTTTTGCAAGTGCCGTTTGTTGTGGTGCGCCCTCAAAAGACATATCTTGATGTATTTAATCATGTTGTGACACGCGGCAAAGGGGAGGGGAAAACAAATGGTTTCCCAATTCCAAACATGTGTGCAATCAACAGGGATTGCAAAATTCCGCCAATCACAAAGTATTGGAAAAAGCAGGGGCGGGATGTTGTGCAATATGTTGGCATTGCGGCGGACGAGCCGGAACGCCTTGCGCGCTTGCGTGGAACAAACAAGATCAGCTTGCTTGAAAAGCACAACATCACAGAAAGGCGGGCGCGGGATATATGCAAAAGCAATGGCTTGCTCTCCCCTGTTTATGAATTTACATCAAGAAACGGATGTTGGTTTTGCCCTAACTGCAAAGACGGAGAATGGCAAAACATGATCTACAAGCATGAGGAACTTTTTGACATGCTGATTGATCTTGAGCAAAACACATCAAATATATACAGAACAAACCTGACAAGGACGGAAACGCCAACGCAGCTCAAACGGCGCATTTTGAGCTATGGGGAACAAATGAAATTGTTTTAATTTATGAGGAGGTTTTGAAATGTTCAAAAGAAGTTGTGAGGACAGCAGCGTTGTTTATCTGTGCTTGTTTGGGCGGCGGTACATTTTCCGTGAGGGCAAATATGTTGGATGGTACAAGCCATGAGAGGAGGTTGAGCGGCAATGGCAAAGCAGAGCGGTTTCCTTTTGCAGCTTGAGCGGCGGCATCAGAGAGAAATGCATGAGGCGCGCATGTTTACATTGCAGCAGTGCAAAGATGTGATGCTGATTGCTGCAAATAATGAGTTTGGTTTTGGTCAGGATCGCATTAAGCGGCTGTCAGATGCTTTTGACGCTGCTTTTATGGAGTATGCACAGCTTGTCTGTGCGGATGCAGAGAGTGACAAGGAAATTTGGTATAGCAAAGCAAAGATTGATGAGCAGTTGCAGAAAATCTGCGGTGAATACTTTGAGCCGTGGGGGGAGAGATACAAGTGAGAGAGATTTTGACGCAGGCGGGATCAGAGCTGCGCATTGTAAAAAATGCGGATGGAACTGTTACGGCGCGTATTGGTGTAAAAGAGGCAATTTTCAAAGATTTTGCGGCGGCGGTTGAGTGGGCATGCGCTGTGAGGGATGGTGAGCAGCATGAATGATCTTGTTATTATGGCGCGATACGCCAAAGAGCATGGCATGACATATGGGCAAGTTGCTCTCAAACTCAGCACAGGAGAGCTGACGCATGAGGAGATTGGCTTGCAAAGGCCGCAGATCAGAAAAGCTCCAAAGGAAAAAAGCACAGAGCGGTTTGTTGCGGCTGAGGCATTTACGCCGGAGCAGCGCACATGCCCTGTATGCGGAAAGAAATTCATTGCATACAAGCGGAGAGCGCGCACATGCAGCACAGAGTGTGCGCACAAGTGTTGGCATTACAAAGTTGAAGATTGCGAGCGTGTACAGCTTGGGCGGTACAACAGATGCGGCAAGTTTGACACATGCATTATTTGCGGGGCTGAGTATTATGTGACGATTGCATCAAAGCTGACATGCAGTGATGATTGCTCGCGTGAGTACAGAGCTTTGCCGGATTTTTTGAGAAACAAGATGCGAGCTGAGAAAGCGGAAAAATTAGAAAGAGAGGCGCAACATGCGAAAGAGAAATAAGGCGGCGGCACTCCTGAGAGGAGCAATCTGTTTTGGGCTGTGTGTGATCATTGTTGGCGGTGTTGTGAGTATCCACATGCAGGCAAAGGATATCAAAGAGAGCCTTGCGGCGGCGGATGCGCCTGCTGCAACTGAGATCAGCGTGAGCAACATTGAGATTGAGCGCGTTTATGATGATCCTGTTGTTGAGCGTGAGCCTGTTTATTACACAACGCGGGACGCTGTTGCCCTTGCGCAGATGGTGTGGGGAGAGGCGCGCGGCGTGGACAGCTTGACGATCAACGGCAACACGGCCTCTGCTGATTGCCAAAAGGCGGCGGCAATGTGGTGCGCTCTCAACAGATATGATGCGGGCTATGAGGACAGCATTGCGGATGTTGTTGCTGCGCCTAAACAGTTTCACGGATACAGCATTGACAATCCTGTTGAGCCTGAGTTGCTTGAGCTTGCTTATGATGTGCTTGAGCGTTGGAACGATGAACAGAAAGGCATTGAGGATGTTGGGCGGGTGCTGCCTGCTGAGTATTTGTTTTTTGTAGGAGATGGGCAGCACAATCACTTTGCTGTTGATTATGGCTCTGAGAGCTTTTATTGTTGGGAGCTGCCTGATGTGTATGGTGAGGAGGGTGTGCAATGAGTGATCTGTGCTGCAAGTACAATGTTGGTGTTGTGTGTGTCAATCCTGTCAACTGTCAATTTTGCGGGTGGAACCCTGCTGTAAGCGCATGGAGAGAGGCAAAGACGCGGGCAGAGGGGCTGCATGTTGACGCTGACAAGATCGTTGATGCAATCAAGCGCGCAGAGAGCGCAGTGACAACGCCTGTGCGCGGTTGGTGGGTGCGCAACAATCCCAATGCAGATTGGGCATCTGATTGGCACTGCTCAAGATGCAGCGGCGTACAGGATGAAAACCATTTAACAAAGTATTGCCCTGAGTGCGGGGCTGAAATGAGGATTGCAAAGGGAGGCATTGGCAATGGCTGAGTATATTGAGCGCGGGGCGTTGATAAAACGCCTTTGCAACACCTGCGACGGATGGTGTGAAAACACTGAGTGTGATTGCGTGAATTGCAAGAGCGAGCATAGATGCGACATGGTGCAAGAAATTTGTGATTGCCCTGCCGCAGATGTAGCCCCTGTGGTGCATGGGCGGTGGAATTGTGTCGGGAGCGTCTGTATTGATGGAGAATATGAAGATACATTCCGTTGTAGCAAGTGCAGTATTCCTTACTTTAGGAAAAGCCGCTATTGCCCTAACTGCGGAGCAAAGATGGACGGAGGTGACGGAAATGGCTGATCTTATGGTAAATGTGGCTGCGTTTGCGTGGCTTATTTTGAGCGTTATGTTTTTGCGCGGGTTGCGCAAGTGGGACAAAAAATTCTCTGATCTGTATGAGGATTTGAGGAGGGAGATTGAGAATGAATTTAACAGCGGCGATTGATGGCATAGCAAGAGCAGCGGCGGCGGCATCTCCTGCGGCGGCGGGTGATTACATCAATGCAGATGGCCTGCTGTGCTGCGGCAAGTGCAACACGCCAAAGCAATGCCGTGTGTCTTTCCTTGATGATGAGCGCGTTGTGCCTTGCCTGTGCAAGTGTGCAGCAGAGGCGCGAGAGGCTGAGGAGCGGGCGCGTGAATATCAGAAATTTTTGCAGATGTGCGAGAAGTACAGGCGCGCGGGCTTTGCGGATGAGCAGCTTTTGCAATGGACATTTGCCAACGATGACATGAGCAATCCGCGCCTCACAAAAGCAATGCAAAACTATGTCGAGCATTTTGCTGATTTCAAGGCAGAGGGCAAGGGCTTGCTCCTGTATGGCGCAGTTGGTGTGGGCAAAACATATGCGGCCTGTGAGGTTGCAAATGCTGTGATTGACAAGGGGCATCCGGCCTTTGTAACAAAGTTTTCCCGCCTGAGCAACACGCTGCAAGGCATGTTTGCGGGGCGGCAGGAGTACATTGACGGCCTCAACAGATTTGATCTGCTTGTGATTGATGATTTGGCGGCGGAGCGTGACACAGAATATATGCAAGAGATTGTCTATGACATTATTGATGCGAGATACAGAGCGCATCTGCCAATGATCATCACAACAAATCTCACTGGCGCGCAGCTCAAAAATCCTGACAGCACAAGCAAGGCGCGTGTGTACAGCAGATTGCTTGAGCGTTGCCATCCAATTGAGGTGAGCGGGCAGGATCGGCGGCGGGCTGCTCTCAAGGATGGATATGCTGAGATGAAAAACATTTTAGGAGTGTGATGCTGTGAGTGATTGGGGCAAGATGAATTATGGCAACTCAAGGCAGCAATCCCCTTGCAAAGATTGCGGGCGGCGGCATGTTGGCTGTCACTCTGAGTGCGCTGATTATGCAGCTTTCAAAAAGGTTTATGATGCTGAGGCTGCTGCTGTGCGCGCAATCAAGCGCAATGAAGATATGTATGATGATTACAAACTGAGAACTATTAAAAAAAGCCGGAAAGAGAGGTTGAAAAAATGAACATTAACGGATGGGCAAATGCAATCCATGAAAACGCTGTTGAGCATGGATGGTGGGAGAATGAGCGCAGCTTTGGTGAGGTTGTGGCTCTGTGTCATTCTGAGCTGAGTGAGGCTTTGGAGGCTGACAGAAAGCAAGAGCCGCTGTTGTGGTACAACATCAACGGCAAGCCTGACGGCATTGCAATTGAGATGATTGATTGCATCATTCGCATTTTGGATTGGTGCGGCAAAGAGGGCATTGATGTTGAGGAGATGCTGCGGATCAAGCATGAGTACAACATCACGCGCCCTTATAAGCATGGCAAGAAATATTGAGGAGGTGCGGCATGCTTGCATGGTTTTTCTTTGCGGCGGCGGGGCTTAATGCGTTTGCGGCAAGTTTTTGCGCGGGCATGTGCGCATCTTCTGCGCTGTATTCTGCAAATGTCGGCCTTTGCGTTGCCTGCTTTGGGATGGGCATTTATTTTTCTTTGAGAGATTGAGGAGGATGCGGCATGGAGTTTCTGCCTGATTATATTATTACATGGGATTTTTCTGAGGATAGTGAGTGTCCGCGTATAAGAGTTGCAAAAATGTACAGTGATAAAAAAGCAATGCAGATTATTTGTGATGTGATCGGCAGCAGTGAACAGAAAAAGGGCATTGTATCACTGCGGCAGTTGCTTGAAACATTTGGCCGCGATGATCTCGCTGAGGAGGCTGATGCTGAGTGAAACAGCAAGAGGCAATTGAGCAATGCAAAGTGATCTCATATTGCACAATGCGCAGCATCCCTGTGTATCATGTGCCAAACGGCGGCAGCAGAAACAAGATTGAGGCTGCAAATCTCAAGCGGCAGGGCGTAAAAGCCGGAGTGCCTGATCTTTGTTTTCCGGCGGCGCGGCGCGGCTATCATGGCATGTATATTGAGATGAAGTGGGGCAAGAACAAGCCAACAGATTTGCAGGAGGAGTGGATCACACAGCTCATACAAAATGGGTATTTTGTGCGCGTGTGCTATTGCTTTGAGGATGCAAAAAATGTGATAGATTGGTATTTTGACAAGGAGGCCACACAATGCATATGACAGATATTGAGGCTGATTTGCTGATTGCAAAGGCGCGCATTGCGGAGCTTGAGCGTGAGCTTGCGGCGGCTGTGGTGCATGGCGCGTGGATTGATATGCATGATAGGGATGAAGTATATGACGATGTGTATCAATGCCCTTTCTGCAATCATTACACAGTTGGTTTAAGCAACTATTGCCCTAATTGCGGAGCAAAAATGGATAAGGAGGAAAAACATGATCACAAGAACAGAAACAACAACGGAGCTGATTGAAAGATTGCGGCGGCATGCAGCGGATTATGTGAGCGGCAATGTTGAGAGCTTTGCTGATGTGTGCAGAGATTGCGGGCGGGCGGCGGCTGTCATTGATGAGCTGCTTGCGCGGATCAGCATGGATGCAATACAGAAAGAAAACGCGGCGGCATCCGCTGACAACACTGCTCCCCTGACACGCGCTGATATTTTGAGAATGGCGGCGGAGGCCGTCAGCGGGGACAGAGATGAGACGCATGATGAGCCGGAGGATAATTTTGCAAGCATTGCGCTGTTTTGGTCAATATACACTGAGTGTCCTCTCAACAGGCAAGATGTTGCCGTGATGATGGCACTGCTCAAGATCGCGCGCATCAAGAGCGGGCATGGCAGCATTGACAACTTTGTTGATCTTGCCGGATACGCTGCCTGTGGCGGTGAGATGTATGCAAAGGAGGATTGAGCATGGCACTTGATAGCGGATATTTTGAGGGAGGAGAAAAGAAAATGAGCTACAAAGAGGCGGCTGTGATGCTTGTGCATTTGTATGCGGAGTACAGAGTTGCAAACTATGACAATGAAGATTATGCAAAAGCGGTTGCAATGGCTGTGGCGGCATTGGGCGCAAAGGAGGAGTGAGCATGGCTGATGCAGATGTATTAATTGCTTTGCAAGATGCTGTGAGGAGGGCAATTGCTGAGGCTGCAAATGCTGAAATTGAAAAGCAGAAACACAGATTTGTGTGTGAAATGGGAAAAGTAAAGTGTGAGATGGTTGGCAAAATTGTCAATCAAATACAGCTTGTGGCAAGGCGTGATTTTGAGGGCGGTGAGTATATTATACAAATCCACTTTGGAAACAGTGACACAACGCCACACAGCAATGAAAATTAAATATAATATCCCCTGATCCTGTGACTTTGCGCAACAGTGTTCCTTATGCGTGACATATCGCGCCTTGTAAGGATGGCATATTGACAAAACGCAACAGCAGGATATATCATTTAGGGAGATAGGAAAAAAGGCGGAAACATGGCGGCATCAATATTGATCGCGGTTGATTGTTTCCGCTTTTTCTGTATGAGGTGATTACATGGGGCGCAAATCAAAATATGCTGACTATGTAAAGCCGCACTTGCGTGATATCTCTGATTGGGTGCAGATCATGGATGAGGAGCAGATTGCGCGGCGGCTTGGCGTGTCAACTGCATCATGGTATGAATATAAAAATAAGTATCCTGAATTGTCAGAGGCAATAAAAGCAGGGCGGCAGGATTTAATTACTGAGGTCAGGAGTGCGCTCAAAATGCGCGCAAAGGGCTTTGAGTATCAGGAGAAGAAAACATATACAAAAGTTGGTGACAATGGCACTGCTGTATATGAGGAGGTAACAACAAAATACTCCCCGCCTGATGTTGCCGCATGCAACAGCATCTTGCAGAACTTGGATAAAGATTGGTATAGAGACAAGGCCGCGCATCTGCTGCGGCAAAGAGAATTTGAGCTTAGGCGGAAAATTGCTGAGGCAAACAATTGGCTTGAGCCTGATGTTGAGGAGGATGAAACATGAGCAGGGTTGATGTATTTGGCCTTTGTGAGAACAACTGCCGCTATTTAGTGTATACGCGCGAGGAGGTTTTGAGCCTCTTGGAGCAGGCAATTGCTGAGGGCAGCTTGCAGAACATTGATTTTGAGGCGGCGGCTGTCACAAAGATTGTCAGTGACAACGGCGGCGCGGATGTTTCTTTTTGGACAGGCACAGAGGCGCAGTTTAATGCCCTTGATCCTGCGCCCACAACAAGCCGCTTTATTCCGCGCAGGGGTGAGGATGGCAAGATTTATATTTGCATTGATGACAGCGGGATTGATGCGCTGCCGTCTGAGCCGCTGACAGCAGAGGAAATTGCGGCAATTTGTGTGTGAGGAGGCTGACGCATGGGAAAGTATATTGATGCGGCGGGCGTTGCCGCTATTTGGGAGCGGGCTAAAACATTAACTGATCTGCTTTATTTGCATTATTGGAAACGCAGAACATATGTGGCAAGTTTTGAGCTTGGCGAGGTCACAAACAGATGGTTTCTCTGCATGGGCGGATCAAGTACAACAGGCGTTGTCAATTATTCTGATGGGGTTGTTGTCGATCCTATTTCCGGCAAGGTTTCTTTGGCAGAGCCTGTGTCTACTGCGAAATATTCCTACAACAACTATTCAAGCTATTCTGTTATTAAGGGGAAATATATAGAAACATATGCGGCAACACTCGGCATCGTTGACGGAGAAATTTATTATGTATCCCCAACATCTGCAATTACTCAATCCAGAACAGAGGATTATGATGTTAATGCGGATATGTCTCCTGTCACTGGCAAAATCACAACTGGTGATTGGGAGTTTGTGCAGAGCAACGGCAACGATACATATCAAACAGGCATTGTTGATGGGGTTGAAACTATATATCTTGGAGTACCTTTTGACAACGCATTAATGCCAATTAGGGTTGAACGCGGCTCGTATGTTGGTACAGGCACATACGGAAACGCTGCTGACAAAATGCTATATCTTTCTTTTTCTAAAAGGCCGCTTTTCGTTATGATTGCGCCTGCAACAAATAAAACATTTATGGGCATTGTTCCGGGGATTGCAGAACAAGGGTACAGCTTTTCCTTTGACAGTGATGATGAATTTGATTATCAATGGGACGGCAACACGCTTGCTTTGTATAACACAGGCTCTGCGTCCCATATGCTCAACAAAGAGGGTCGGACATATAATTATTTTGCGGTTTATGATTAAGGAGGCAAGCGCAAATGAGAATTATTGAGATCAATGCGCTCTCCAATGGGGCGCACAGAAATCAGAACGGCGGTTTTTCTGTTGTTCCTGATGGGTGGGCTGTTATCCCTGACGGCATGGAAGTGCCTGAAACTTTCCCTTTTGTCAACATCACTGTTGAGGGGCAGATTGTAACAAGCATTGCGGCGGGCGTTGTGCCTGATCCTGAGCCTATTGTCGATGAGCCGTCTGAGGCAGATGACACGGCTGCAATGCTCGTTGATCATGAGTATAGATTGACAATGATTGAGCTTGGTTTAGTTGAGTAACTTTATAAAAATGGAGGATTTGCAAATGCTGTACAGAACTTTAAAAAGAATGATTGAGCGCGGCAACACTGACGGCCTTGAGGCAAAGATTGATATTTTCTTTGCGGCGGGCAAGCTGAGTGAGGCTGAGTATAATGAGCTGATTGCCATGCTGCCCGCTCAGGGATGAAATGGCTGACAACGCCGCATGAGCTTTATACAAGTGCGGAGTTTAGGCAGCTCCGGCAGCAGCTCATGCATGAGCGCGTTGATCAAGAGGGGCAGATCATATGCTCATATTGTCACAAGCCTATTGTGAGAGGGTATGAGTGCATTGCGCATCATGTCAAAGAGGTCACTTTGAGCAATTTGAATGATGCTGCAATCACTCTTAATCCTGACAACATACAGCTTGTGCATCACTCCTGTCATAATGCCATTCATGATCGGTTTGGATACTCTTACAAGCGTGTATATTTGGTTTGGGGCGCGCCTTGCAGCGGCAAAAGCTCTTTTGTGATGAAAAACAAGGGGCGCAATGATTTGCTGATCGACATGGATTTGCTATGGCAGGCCATTACAGGCGGCAGCAAATATGACAAGCCTGACACGCTGAAAACACAAGTTTTTCAGATGAGAGATTGCTTGCTTGATAGCGTGAAAACGCGGGCGGGCAAATGGGCAACTGCTTATTATGTGACAACTGAGCCGCACAGAGCTGCAAGAGATCGGATTTGTGCAAAGCTCGGTGCAGAGCCTATATACATTCCCTGCACAAGAGATGAGGCACTTGCGCGGCTCGCAAAAGACGCAGAGCGGGCGGATGTGCAGCAAGAGTGGGCGGGATACATCAACAAATTTTTTGACGATATGGAGGAGTGACACATGCAGATTGATTGGAAAAGAAAACTGACAAGCCGCAAGTTGTGGTTTGCATTGGCGGGCTTTGTTTCCGGCCTGATCATGGCCTTTGGCGGCAGTGAGGATGTTGCCACAACTGTGAGCGGATGCATTTTGCAGGGCGCGTCTGTGCTTGGCTATCTGCTTGCAGAGGGGCTTGCTGACAGCGCAGCAAAATGATCTATACAGGGAAAGCAGAAAAGATCAGCATTTATATCAACAGCAAGCGCAAGAGCATTGCTGAGGTAAAAGCTGAGACAGGCTGCACAGCGGTCATCAATGGCGGCTATTATAACATGGCTGATTTTACGCCTGTTTGTCATCTCAAGGCGGACGGAAAACAATATGCAAAGGATCAGTACAAGTATTGGGGCTTTGCGTGGCAGACAAATGAGTTACGCCTTTTGAATGAGTATGATGAATATGCAAATTATATCAGTTGCGTTTGCATGGTGAGGGATGGCAAAGCGGAGGATTTGCGCTATTGTCAAACTGTGGGCAAGCGGATACGCACTGCAATTGGCGTGTATGCTGACGGCAGAGTGTGGCTGTATGCCTCCAAAGATAAGCTCACGCCTGAGCAGTTGCAGAAACTTGCTCTTGATGCGGGGCTGCTGCATGCACTCATGCTTGATGGCGGAGGCAGCACACAGTGTATTTTCCCTGACGGCAAAGTTACAAGCTCAAGAAAAGTGCATAACTTCATTTGTGTGTGGGAAGAAAACACAGCAAAGGAAGATGATGCAAACATGAACGGCGCAAGCGTTAATGTTTACAGCAACACAAAGAACGGCAACACAAAGGTTTCTGCAAACTTCAAGGTAAAAGAGTTTGCCTGCAAAGATGGCAGTGATCCTGTCATTATCTCGCCGGAGTTGGTGACGATCCTGCAAAAGATACGCACACACTTTGGCAAGGCTGTCACAATTAACAGCGCATATCGCACACCAACGCACAACAAGAATGAGGGCGGCGCAACATACAGTTACCATCTTTACGGCATGGCGGCTGATATAGTTGTAAAGGGTGTTGCGCCAAAGACAGTTGCAGCCTATGCAGAAAAGCTCATGCCAAACAGCGGCGGCATTGGTGTTTATAAAAACTTTGTGCATGTTGATGTGCGGACAAACAAAAGCAGATGGAATGGCTGAGGCTGTTACACAACTATGAGGGCGCAGTGATGCGCTGCGCTCTCTCTATGCTGCATTAGCTCAACAGGCAGAGCAACGCACTTGTAATGCGCAGGTTATCTGTTCAAATCAGATATGCAGCTCCATTTATTTTTTTGCAAACAGCGTGACAAACAGAAACATAAATTGTTTCATGTGAAACGAAAACAAAAAACAGTATCCCCCCCTCTCAAGGTTTTTCCGCGCCGTTTTCATAC